TAAACAATCAACAGGCAAATATGGGCGTAACGCTCGGTGCCGAGTGTGTGTGACTACAGCACAATGCGATAGAGAAAAAACAAATAGTAAGACTAATCGGAGGCGACGTAATAGCCATTACATCCGTAAATACGGAATCACGCTAGCTCAATACGAGATGATGCTTGAAGCCCAAGATGGTAGGTGCGCTATTTGTTCAATTCATGAAGATGATCTTGAAGGAAGGATAGAACTTTTAGTGGTCGATCATTGCCATGAAACAGATACTGTAAGAGAGCTTCTCTGTGACCCTTGCAACAAAGTCTTAGGGTTATTTAAAGAGGACATACAACGGTTTCTTAAGGGAGCACTGTATCTTGGAAAACACAAAGGCTTGACGGTCACCTTGTAAGTCTTATAATGGGGGGTGACCCCCCAAAGGGTCACCCCCCATTTAATCTTGTGGGTGCCCAGTTCCTCTCCCTGCTGGGCACCCACATTAGGGGTAAAAGGGAGATGGGAGAAATATGATTGAAATTAGATTAAGGCAAAGTTGGATCAACACCTTCTTGCGATGCCCTGAGCAAGCAAGACAAGAGCGATTCAAACTTGTAAGCCAAAAAGAAACCTCAGATCTGCTGAGGGGCAACGCAGTTCATCACGCCATAGAAACCTATGGCGAACACATGATGAACGAAGACACGTTGCCAACTGTCGATGAACTATTAGACATTGCTGAAACATATATAGCTGAAGAAGCACCGAAGGTAGAAGTCTGGCGACACAGCTACGAGAAAATCGTAGACGTTGCTTTAGCGAACGTCGAAGTGTGGCACAGAGAAGTGATGCCAGACCTCAATCCTGTTGGCATAGAGAAATCGTTTGAGTTATCCCTAGGGGTAAGAAACAACGTGAACTTGATACTGACTGGTACCGCTGACTGGATTGACGCTTCTGGAGCTATATGGGATTGGAAGAATCCCAACCGAGAATATGAACCTTGGGAGAAGAAGCGTTGGGACATACAAAGTCACGCTTACTGTTTGGCGTTTGACACAGAAGACTTCGTGTTATGTGTACTGGTAAATGGCAAAGTGCAAATAATCCCTATTGTGCGTACCGATAAGGATAAGATGGCATTTACGGAATTGTGTTGGTCAATGGTGCCGACGATTATGTCGAACCAAACACCATGGCCTATGAACTGGGGAGGCTGGCACTGCTCCCCTAAATGGTGTCCTGTCTGGCAGGCAGGCAAATGCCGAGGTGAACACCTCGGAGAGAATCCTTGGTAATCAGGGAGAAAGGAAAATATGACTGATACAGCAAAGCTAACAGTCAGCTTCACCCAAAAAGTAAGTGAAGCACCATATGAAACAGCGGACTATACGCTCTCCATAGAGCGCAGCGTCCCTGAGTCCATGGGTGACGAAGGCATTCTTGCCGAAGCCACCGCCTTGTTTGAAACTGTGAAGACGGAAGTCCTTCGCCAATCGGGACAGGAAATAGATCTGTCTCCCGATGGGGTTGTGATGCGTCGCCTGAAAAGCGGCGTTTCCAGGTCTTCAGATAGTCAAGCAAGCGCCCCCACGCAGGCCGCTCCGAGTGGCCCGACAGCCACATCAGTAGCTGCCGCTCCTGCACCAGCGCAAGCTGCTCCAGCAGGAGGCAAAATGACTGGGCGTGTATACAAGCGAGTTGACTTCTGCTTGGGTAAGAACGCTGAACAAAACCAGACAGCGTTCAACCTTCTAGCATTTCAACCTAACGAATGGGCCGACGAGAACGGCGGCACAATCAAGGTGTACGAAGTGAAAGAAAAAGCAGACGGCACTACAGACGTAACGAAGACAGGGAAGAACTTCCCGAACTTCTCAGTGTCTAAAGATGCACTCGCCCGTCTAGGGATGCAAGTTGCCCGTGACGTAGGCATCTGGGTAAATGATGGAGACAGCAATGTCCCCCTCAAAGTCTGGGACCAAGCTTCTGGACAAACCCAAGACGATGCCATCGAATGGGACTGGCTCGCCCGACGAGAAGAACTCCAAGCGTTCGCCTATAAGGGCAACTAATGGAGGAGGGCGGAGCAGTCGCCCTCACCACGGAGGAGATCGACGCCCTTCTCGAAGGGCACGATCTCCCCGAGGGAGAGAGCCAATACAAATTTTTTAGACCAACCTCTGACGCCGTAGAGCGATGGGTTGAATACGCCAAAGGAAGCCACGACTGCTTCTATCTAGGTCTTAACGACATAGACCAGAAGATGCGAGGCGTTTGGCCTAGCGACGTACTCGTTGTCACAGGCAGAGCACACAGCGGCAAGTCCGCAGTCATCCTCTCGTCCATGGCACGCAACCTCTTAGAAGACCCAGACTTTCATGGTGTCATCTACACGCCAGATGAACCAGAAATTCTTGTTGTCTCTAAGTTGTATGCCCTGCTATATCAGCGGAACTTAGCTGAAGTAGAGGAAGCCTTACGCACAGAAGACGAAGTTGTCCTCAACGAGATCCGAGAAGCCAAAGATGGGTTCTTAAACAGGATTAAGATATTCCCAAACGCTTTATCGTTCTCTGACATGTCAGAAGCGATGCGTGAATGCGAGGACTACTGGCAAGCTAAACCCAGATTCGTTATGGTCGATTTCCTTGAACAACTCCCAGGCGCAGCAGGATACGAAGGAGTATCTACTGTCCTTAAAGGATTAAAGGAATGGGCTGAAATGGAGAACCTTCCAGTAGGGCTTATCCATCAGTCAGGCAAAGGTTCCACTCGGGGCCAGTCAAGAGGAATGGACGACGGCAAATTCAACGCAGATGAATACGCAATCCTGCAGTTGAATGTGTTCCGTCAACGAGACAATCCGAAACTATCTGACGTTGAACGACGGATTCATTCCGTATCAGTGTCGTTAGATCTATGCAAAAATAAGAGGCCGCCATGCCATGTAACCAACCCACCCATCGACTATTTCATGGACCCCCAATGCGGACTGGTCCGAGAATATTACGAGAGTGACATTCCAGGTGATGACAGATGGGTCGAATAACTAAAGCAAACCAGAAAAGATTCGCCACTCTTCATGGAGGGGGGCACCTCGCTAATGTATCTAACGGGGTTACCCCTCTCCTAGAGGAGAGCGGCGACTACGCACCAGTTACAGAAGAACGCATCTCTCAACACCTAACAGGGGAAGGGCCAGCCCTCGGGGTTTACCCACTTTGGAAGAAAAGCGGAGTGTGGTTGGTGAACTGGCTGGCAGTAGACCTAGACGAAGGAGAAACTTCCAGCGTTCACGCTGACAATCTCATTCGCCTGCTGGAAGCCAAGGGCATTCAAGCATGGAAAGAAACATCGAAGAGCAAGGGATACCACGTATGGGTATACCTAAGAGAACCAATCTCAGCTTCGATAGGGCGCAACGCCATGATCGGAGCTTGCAGAATAGTTCAAGTCCCCACTCGTGAGGTTTACCCCAAACAGGTTTCACTTGAACCAAACAGAATAGGTAACTGTTTACGGCTTCCCTATCCAGATAAACGGAACAAAGGAAGACACGAAGTCTTCGATCCTGACGGGGAAGGGATGCTGGATGTTTCAAAGTTCATCGAACAAGCATGGGAGAAGAGAACACCTGTCTCGTTAATCAGATCCCTCCTCCCTCTGTACGAAGCAACCAAACCCAAACTGAAACAACCTTCCAAAGACTTTTCCCCGAAGGACGGCTTCAAAGGCACAGCCAAGAAGATATGGGAAGACCTCAACACACAAGACAGATCAGCAACGATGTATGCCTTTGCTTCCAGTCTGTTGTGGCAAGGATATTCATTTGACGCTACCGTGGATTGGGTGCGACGACTAGATCAGAGACTCGGCAAGTTCTCCGAACGTAACGATCAAGAAGCTCAGATACGGAACCTAGTGCAGAAAGCTGCTGATGAAACGACCTGACTCTTACACCTTCACAATTCCTGGGAAACCCAAAGTGAAAGGCCGACCTCGCTTCACCAAGAGCGGTCGAACCTATACACCTAAGAACACTAGGGAAAGAGAAGAACACATAAAGAGTCTTTACAAAGGCCCAAAGTTTGAAGGGCCAGTCGAACTGCACTGCTTATTAACTGCAACAGAGACAGTTGTCACGATCACACCTTTCGATGCAGAGAAATGTCCGTTGCGTGGCGACGCAACAAACTATTTGAAAGCTGTTGAGGACGCACTTAACGGTGTGGCTTATGAAGACGACTTACAAATTTATCGGATCATCGGGGAAAAGAAATGAACCAGCCCTTTCATCAAGGCTCATACCAGCAGCGTTACACGCAGATGGGTGATGAAGCTGAAAGCCATTTCGAGAAGAACAACACAGCTTGGGTCAGGTACGGTTTAAACCGTCCTGACTTCCAAGTGCATCGACTTCCTCACCACATTCGATACACCCCAGACTATTTGCAAGGCAACCCTGTTCGCCTTGTCGAAGTTATGGGTATGGGTAAAACTCCGTTAAAGATTAAACTTGAGAAGATCGCTGCGTTACAGTGGTGGGATGCATCTGAAATAGATGTATGGTTTTGGATCTGGTCCTCAACCAGAGAAAACTTTGCGGAACTGAAGTATCGAGACATGGTAAACATTATCAACAAAGAAGACGCACCTTTAGGGAAGTTCCCTGAAGGCAAAGCGTACTTCAGTGTGAGTTCCAAGCTTCTGCCTTGGAACGATGCATGACCCCGATGAGGGGGAAGACGACAATCCTTTTGAAGAAGACGAATTAGAATATTCGTATGACGAAGGTTCTAGACGACGGATTGGTAACGAACGCAGAAAAACCACAGGTGTCGTAAGAAAAGCAGGCACAGGTTTTGACGAGGTTGGTGGGGCTGAGTTCATAGAGGCCATGAAGCAAATGAAGCTTCCGTCCCTTAAGCCACCACCTAATCTGCTTCCAAGAGAAAATTTACGAGCGCCTATTCTTTTTGAACACGCTCCCCAGAATCATAAAACTTTTACTCCATGGCATGAAACTGAGTTGGGTGCCTTAATGGAAACCAAACCCTTTGAGGAACCTCATCCTGATTGGGAAACAAAAAACAAAGAACTCAAAGACCTCCGCACTGCTGTGCAGGAGGTCTTTGACTCTCTCAGTGAAGACGAAGAATGGTTGTACAACTGTCTTGTTGAAGTTGGCTTATCCTTACGCTTCCTGTCACGAGTGCTCAATATACCTAAAAGCACGTTAGCTCGTAGGCGAGATTCACTCGCTCAGAAACTAAGAGAAAGGCTACTCAAGCATGAGGTGGTGAGGGACTACCTGTTTATTCGTTCAGGTTATCGTGAGCATCCACACAATCTTGAAGAAACGAACTGAGATGCTCTAACCATTGCATGATCGAAGTCAAACTCATTAAGTTTCCCTTGCGTGAATCCTGCCAAGCGTCAAGAAATTCTCGGATCTCGTCATCATCAAACACCATGAGCACACCTAAAGTGCCGTCCACCCAAGTTCCATGAGTGCCATCATTAATGTCCATCAAATGGCGGTTAGCTAAGAGATCGTGATGTATTGCATCCTCAAGCTCTAAGCCTTCTTCGGCCATCCAGTTGGCCCAAGTATCCTCGAATTCCTCTTCCACAAGGTCAACGCCCCAAACGTGCCTTTGCGAGAGTCTTAACTGCAGCAATGCCAGCAGCCGCCGCAGCCGCACCAGCAGCCTGCCACGTTGACACATCCGTAATAACGAACACAGCCAAACCTGCTTCAACTGCTGTCCAGACAGATCGTTCGATCCAGTCTGCCCAGTCAAAATTCTTCTGAGAAACTTCAGTCACATTTCCTACTTTCCAAAAGGCCGACCACCGTGATACTGGTTACCAAGACCAGTTTCACGTAAGAACTTAGCCTGTTCTTTCGTGTTGGCCCCTTGGTTAGTATCAGGTTTTTCGTCGGGTTTTTCCTCGGACATGAGTCCTCCTATATGAAAGCTGCGGTGGCCCAACCACCAAACAAAGCATCCCAAGTTTGTAAGCCAACAACGCCGTCGGGTTTCAGAAAAGCTTCAAAACTTTTTTGAAAATCTTTGACGGCTTTAGCGCTTTTTCTGCCATAGATACCGTCTACTGGTCCAGGCGTAAACCCAAGGTCGCTCAGACGCTCCTGAGCGGCCCGTACCGCTTCCCCACGACTTCTCTTGGTAGTAGACAGCGGAGAATGAGAAACCTGCTCTCTGAGCCTGTCAACGTGAGCTTTGATCCCATCCCAATCAATCTTATTTGGATCACCCAAGGGCATAGGCATGCCCGAAGTCACCCAGTCATACAACCAATTCCCAGGACACGTCGAATTACCAAGATCACGATGACCTTTCACCCACAACTTATCCTCATACCTGCTCTGAATATCACCTATGAGCCATCGGATCGAGTCCCTTGCGGCCTGTGGAATTTCGACAAATCCCCAACCCGTATAACAAATCGACTCAGTGCGACTATTCCAGCCCTTCGTAGCACCTGAAACAATTCCTGCTCCTCTTCCTGCATAAATGACCCCTTCAGGGTCAACCAGCCAGTTATAAGCAATAGCGTTCCAACCACGAGAATCCATGTGGAAACGCTCGAAAGCTTTCAACGCAGCAATCCCTTTGGGAGCTTCTTTCACTCCACTGTGGTGAACAACTATTCCCTGAACACGCCACTTCTTTAACTGTGTGAAAGGTTTCTTTGGGGGGCGTGCTTCCCAACCCTGTCGCGAAATAATGGTACGCATAACAACAATTATACGCTTCTACCCATAAGGTCCCGAACATCTCTCATATCTTGAGAATACTTGATCCTATCTTTAATAAGTTGGTTTCGTTTTTCCT